CCTGTATAAGACCTCCACTTGTCACTGTTAAGTCACCGGCCGTGTTTGTTGTGGCCGGGGCCCAGGTTGTATCTGTTTCCCTGGACGACCATCTTATTTGTCTTGGATTGTTAGTATTACCAAACGCAAAAATATGCCGCTCGTTAGTCACTAATATGCCCTGGGATCCCAGGGGAGCGTTTGTTAATTGTACCGCTTGTGAGTCTGGTGTCGGAGGGGTTGTTCCAGATCCGTTGTCCGGACGCCATTTATAAATTTTCGTATCAGATCCACAAACAAATATTAAGTTTTCTCCAAAATTTGCAAAACTAAAAGGTTTTGTTCCAAAAGCCAGGCCACTTTGTGATCTTGCATCGCCATAATCTTCGGCTCCCCAATTATAGGCCCCATAACCAAGAGGAGAGTTAGAAATATCTCCAAGAAAGCCAGTCGGAGTGATGTCATACCATTGGTTATCATAATTGACATAAACTTTCTCCCTGGTGCCTATTGCCAGGACTTGTCTGTTTGTGTTTGTGTAATAAGCGTAGGCCCCAATCGGTGTACCTTGTACTGGAGTGTCTTTTAATTTTCGCCAACCCCCAACATTTGCTAAATAGCCATTTTCAAAACGAACTAAATTTCCATCAATCCAGGAGTCTTTATTTGCATAATCTGTTCCATTTTTCTTTATGCCAGGTTTAGGTGTGATTGAAATATATGGCACTTTAACCTCCAAAAATAAATCTTAATATTGGGGCATATTCAAAAGCAGTGCCAAAAACATTATTCAATATAAAAATAATTCCGTTTAGGATCACAAGTTTTATTCCTAAAAATATAACTAGGATCCATAAAACAGTTTTAGCCAGGCCCTTTTCTTTATAGACTTTTTTTATCTTTGTTAATATGGGCCAATTCCATTTTAAATTATTTCTGCGTTCCATACTTTATCTTGATAATTAGGGTGAATAGTGTCCATTCTAGAAAACTTTGGTAAAGACTTAACATATTCAGCGTAGACTTTAGGAGTGAATATATTAAATTTATCTCTAACCTCTTGAATGTCGTGCTCTAAAAATTCAATCGGACTATATAAAGCCAACTCTTTATTAACTCCTTTTGAAAGTTTCAAACATTCCTTCCAAACTTTCCAGGGCAGTTTGCTCCCGGTTTTTCTAGCCATTTTCCAGGTACCAAAAAACCCTGTTAAATGCGGTGGAAAAAAATTAAATATTCTTGCCGTTATTGTTTGGATCATAGCCTCGCCCATTGGCGTTGTATCATACCTAAATAAAACGTGCCAAATATCGTGACTTAACAATAAGTGCCTGGAGGCGTTCTCTCTGATGTCATCGCTGAAAGAATTATAAATATTATTGACACCGCCCTCTCTTTTTTCCTCTTTTTTAAATCTTTGGTTATATAGTTTTTTAATACCGAAATCTTTTATTAAATTGTGATAGTGAGCACCTACTGTATTAGGTGGCAATGATGATAAATAATCATAATCCATTAATTTAGGTATAACTGTTTCCTCAACATATTTTCGGTCATTCCATTTTCTGCCCCAGATTATGTGTCTTCCATTTTCTGAAACTCTATTTTTCAACATCATCATTATTCCAAACGGAACATTCATTTCCCTATATAAAGACACAACATGGTCTACTCTGCTTTCGCCAGTTAAGTCTTTTTCCATTGGCTCAAGATCATTCCCCTCGCCATATGTAGTCATTAGGTGGTGTATGCTTTTACCCATTTTTACTAAATTCCACGCCATAATTTACCTCTCTATTAAAATAATTCTTGCAGTTAGGTCGCCCAGGTTTCTTATATCAATAGTGTCGCTTTGTAATTTTTTGACAGAATATTGATCACAAACTCCGGCCCCATTTCTTATTGAGCATTTTTGTGAAAAGAAAACATAACTAAGTGTTTTGCTTTGATCTTTGTTTATTGTTTTTAGGTCGCCAGGCAATATATCTAAAATTTTTATTTGATAGTCTGATCTTTCAGTAAGCATACAAAAAAGCCTGGTGTTAGTAGATGTCGCTTTTAATGTTCCAGGTGTTGCCAGGGCCCACTCTCTAGACATCGGAGATAAAACATCATAGTCACAATTAAATTGGTAAGTGCTGTTAAATGCTTTATTTGTAATTGCATCATCTGTTGTGCTCTCGCTATAAAAACCAGATTTTATTTTATCATCGGCCGTTAATTCTTTTAGTCTGTCAATATCTGTTGCTTTTATGTCTTCATCCGACCAAAAATTGTTCATTTCAATACTGCCCTGGATGCAAATCATTTTGTTGGGCCTTTTAAAAACTTTGTCGCTTTCGCTATCATATACCAGGCTATCGCCGTCAACATTATCCTCAAGTTTTTCCCTTGTTATTTTGTCGCCAATTTTTCCTTCAACGATTGTGACTTGAATTTCGTTGTCAAAATTATGTACCCAGGAATCGTCCTTACAAACAAACTCATAAACTAAACTCATTATATTTCCTCTGTTTCTGTTATTGGCATTTCTGACGGAACAAAAATGTTTTCCGGACTTGGACTAGGTTGCTCTTTTTCTTTTTCGTCTACCATTAATTACTCCAATAAAAATTAACAGTTCCGCTTGTAGGAAGCTGAGAAACACTTAGGTTTGATGAAGAGATGGCCGACCAAACTGTGTCGTTTCTAGTCGAGTTATAGGATCCGACCATTGCATTCCCTAAGTAATCAGTCATATTGCTGTCAAAAACATAAGCAGAACCATTTCTTAAATATCTAAATCCTGTGACGGCCGATAAAGATTGACCATTGTAATTTCCGGAAAGATAAATTGAGTGTAATTGGAAAATTCCTCCTGTGTTGCTCATAATTCCTAGCAAGTCAAAAGAGTTTCCATTTACTGTGAATGATCTATCAGTGTAAGATCCCATCGCTGATCCGCCACCTATTGCCGCATTATCGGCATAACCTTTATATGTGGCGGCATATTTTCCGGTCGTGCTATGAGTACCACAAGTTATGGACGAGCCGTTAGGCGATGCCGCAGAGGCTCCGTACCATTCACTAAAAGACATTGTGGCCCCAGAGGCTTTACCAATAAGTGCTCTAATGTCTGCATCATTAATAGAACATTGTGTGCCGCTTGAGCCCCCGGCTTCAACGTGAAATTGATTTAAGGATATCGCTCCACTACTAGGTACTGGCATTATTTATCCTCTAAATCTTTAACTTTTTTCTCTAACTCCTTTATGGCCTCGATAAGCAAACCGACTGTGTTTTGATATTTCATTGTGTGAATATCTTTTATTCCGCTTTCAAAACTATCAGAGTTTTCATTTATCGCTACTAATTCTGGAACGACCTCTTTTACTTCTTGAGCAATAACACCTATTTCTCTCTCTTCGTTTTCAATCCTGGTGTATTCAACGCCTCGCAATTTTTTGACTTTATCAAGAGCATCCTCAATAGTTTTAACATCTTTTTTTAGACGAATATCACTATAAGCCGTAATGTTTCCGACACTGGTGGTATTTCCGTTTGTGGCAGATATATAAAACTTTTCAGATCCGCTTTGATTTCTAAATATCCAATTACCGGCGTTTGGTATTTGGAAGTACATATGGTTTGAATGCCTTTGAATTTTTCCGGCAGTTTCTCCAGTCCAAGTTCCGGCATTTAAAGTTAAATGGCCATTTGCGTTTATATTGACATTATTAAAACTGACTGAGCTAGTCGAATCTGTCGCCTGGTTTGATGAATAAGTAGTAAACCCGGCCCCATTAGTAAGTTGGTTAGTATTTGTAGGAATAGTTGGAGCTCCTGTTAAATCAGAATAGGCCCCAGAGGTTGCGACAGTTGCCAGGCTACTTGTGTTTGCTTTTCCGGCAACAGTTGTGTTTAGGGCCGCAATATCAACGCCATCGACTGTACCAGAAACAGCTATGTCTCCAGTTATGGAAACTCCGCTTGATGCTGTTGCAAGTTTTAAAGAATTATCGTGGTAAAGACTGACGGCCCCGTCTTTTGTGAATTTAGCCATTACCTCTGATCCTGTGAAAGATCCTATTTCAACACCATCAGTCGTGTCGTCTGATTGTATTTGTAGTTTTGGAGTCCCGGCTATGAAATTATTTACATTGTGATAAATTTCAAGATCATCGCCTGTACCAAACAATGCCTTTTTATTATCATCAAAATTTGCAGTATTGAATCTAACATTAACCTCAGTTCCCGTAGCTGAAAAAATTGCATCAACGGCGTCTAGGTCATTATTTATTTTTGTACCCCAGGTGTCCGTAGATCCGCCAACGGCCGGTTTTGTTAAATTTAGATTGTTAGTAAATGTATCGCTCATAATATTTCCTATTTTTTATGGAGTTCGTGCAATTTTTTGTTGTGTCCAGGTGGTAGCGGTTGCACTTTGCAATGTCCATTTTAAACCGCCATCACTTAAAATACTAGAGGACGACGACATTGAAGCCTCTAGAAAATATCGTCTAATACCACTCGATAAAAGTCCAGATTCCGAATTAACATTGGCCGAGCCTACTAACAAGAATGTGGCCTCAATGCCTGGTTGCACGGATCCTATATCGGCCTGGCCTCCCATACCAGGGTGGTTAGAACAGAAATAATATAATTGTTGCGTTGTTGCTGTTATATTATTTACAGATAAATAGGCCCCGGCCGTTCCAGGTGTACCTACATATGTTGCTCCCACCCAATAAAGTGAGTCAAAAACAAAAGCAGATGCCGGAGCCGTTGTGTGTGGAGTTCCATTTGCTGAAAGTGCTTTAAATGTGGCTCCGGTTGCATTTGCCGTGCCTGTGCTTGTATCCGCTACCGCTTGATAAGCCGGTAAACCATTTATTGTCAAAATATTAAGGCCATTTACAACAACGGATCCAATAGTGGCCGTGACTTGTGGATCCTTAGTGACTGTCGTTGTTGGATAAACATAAGGATAAGCATTGCCGGTGTATGTTGGGGCCTGGCCAGATGTATCGGCATTATTGATATAAATAGTTCTTCTTTGTTTTGTGCCTGTGCCCCCTGGATTCAAACTGCTATCGGAAGCGGCCGACATTTGTAAGTATTCATTTCCGCTATTATCTTTTCTTAAAGAAATATGAGCATTTTGTGCGTTATGTACTCCATCTGCTACGGCCGACAAAAATATAGGATGACCGGCGTTTGACGAGTCTTCTTGGTATAGCCTTATTTGATAATTAGGCTTCAAAGTAATATCAGACCTGGGAGCTCCAGGGTTGTATGGAGAAAAAGCATTTCCGCCCCCATAAGGCTCAACATAAAAGTCTATATATTGACTCTGATATTGTGGATTCAAAGTCAAAACATTAGCTACCTCATTTATAGAGGTTGTGGCCCCTAAATCAATTTGTGTCCCTACTGATACTGTCGATGATGTTCCTTGCGGGTTTACCTGGCCTAAATCAATTTGTGTGCCGACGGCCGTCTGTGACGAGGTTTCGCTTAAACTTGTTGCTCCTAAATCAATTTGTGTGCCGGTTTGGTTAGAAGCCGATGCAAGTGAAATAGAAACCTGGCCCTGGTCAATTTGATTTCCTGTTGCGGTATGGCCCGAAGTGACCAGGATAAATGTTTCCGCCTGGTCAACCTGTGTTCCGTGTACCAGGCTTCCGGATCCCTCAGAAATAGCAAGAGGTATCCCTAGCCTAACTCTACGATAATCAGCGTTTGTAGCAGATACACCATTAATATTTGTGCTTTGTTGAAATATATGATTACCCTGGATAGCCGCACTTGTCCCTTGAGCAACAGTTTCCGGGCCCAGGAGAGTAAAAGTCAAACTAGGAGATTGACTAACACCCGCCGTGCCGCTTATATCTGACTCAGCAAAATGGTACCCAGGCGTTCCGTACCTGGAACGCCCATAGAAATAACTGCCGTAAGGAACAGAGGACATTTAAGACCTCTACTATGTAAGTGTAATATCTATCGCAGAAGCGTTAAATCTAAACACATCCCCGGTACTAACACTTTTTGAAGTCGTTAGCGTTCCGTATGCAAGTAAGTTTCCGCTAGTAGCGGCGTCAAAAATACCCATCGCAACGACAGTTCCATAGTCTGCTGTTGCAGTAGCATATTCGACATTTGCGGCGTTAGTTGCCGTGTTTCCACTGACATTAAAAGTCGCCGTTTGTCGAGCATATGCTCCGCCAGATACCTCAGTTCCGCCTCCGGAATCTGTTGGTGCCGCCGTATATAGGGCAATATGTAAAGTAGTTGGGGCCGTATAAGCCGAGCCACCAAATACGTGTTCTAAGACTTTCGTCTCTAA